TCTTCACCCTTTGCTCTTTTCATTTGAACCGCTGTAGGTGCACCTTTCTCTCCTGGCTTCCGCATACGTTCACCGGAGCCTCTTTTGATTCTCTGTCTTTTTTTATGGATATTTGCCCACAGACTCTCATCTAACTCCTCTTTCTGCATCTCTTTGGTTTTCTTCTTCATCTTTTCGATGTACGCACGATAAACTGCCGCCTCTGCTGTTTTACCCATCACTCTAGCACGTTGTTCCATTGCAATTGCAGCTTGTATTTTATGTGCATGAGTTCTATCTGAACCTTCTATCTTTTTGACACTTGCCTTTGCAGTCTTTACATCCTTGAAACCTAAACCATGTATCGTACCCTCTGGGTTCTCATCCGTGTACAGGTCAGAGTGTTTATCACTACCTGCTGGTTGACCTTTCTTGCGAGGTATTCTTGGTGCTTCTTCAACTTCCTCTTGGAACCTTAGAATCATTTTCTTTAGTTCGCCCTTTTTGGGATCAAAGATAGCATCTCCAATCTGGTTGCCATCTTTATCTACTTCAAACCCATACCAATCTCTACGATCTTTATAGATGATATAGTGCTTCTTACCAATCTTTTCAGAGTCATCTGGATATCCAGCATCACGTTTCTCACCTATAAATTCTTCAAATGATAACTTAGGACTTGATGCTGGAGTAGTGAAGTTTTTCTTTCTCATCACGGTCTTTGCAACCAACTCAATCTCACCCTTTTTGTGATTTAAAACGAAAGGCATGTTGATATCAGTTTTCATGTCATTGATGACCGCGTTCGCATCGTCTGACATTTTTGCAATCTTCTTACCGTATTTTTTGTAAGACTGTTTGAACAATCGAACAAGTTCAGATGTAGTTATCTGTTTTACATTGCGAGCGTCATTTACTCTGTCCATAAAATGTTTGGTAAATTCAACGTCAATCTTTAACGCGCCGAACAACTTGTCAGCATATCTCTCTACTTGGTCAATATCTGACTTTGTGAGCTCACGTTTCTCACCAAACATCTGTTTAAACTTCTTTGTATGTACAGATGGTTTTGTTTTGGCATCCTTATCGCCAGGTGCAGGTTTATATGCAGCAGGATCATCATCTGCCATTTTTGCTTGTCTCTTAAACTGTGCATCCCGTTTCTTTTTAGTCGATTTAGCAAGTCCCTTGAAGTATTTTGCTGGCTGTGTTCCCTTTCTCTTCTTTATATCTGGGTCTTGTTTTTCATAACCGTAAGCACCTTCATTTTTTTCTCTTTTATCTTTTGCATCCAGATAAGCAGCTACTGCCATATCTCTAATCTTTTTATCCGACTTACCTTTAAACTGTGGTGCATCTGATTTTCTAAAATCATCTATATAGTCACCAACATCAGCATTTTTACCAAGTTTTTCATTCATCTGTATTTGGTCCACAAAACTTTTGAAAGTCATGGTTTCATTTTGTGGTTCAAACTCTGCCTTCAATTCTTTTGGAAGAGCACCTTTCTGAACTAATTTATTAACATATTGAATAAATACTCTAGGAGATACACCATACTCTTTTGCAACCTCAGCTGCAATTGCTGAAGCAGTGTTTGTTCTTATTACACCAAAATCTCTATCTTGTTTACCAATTTTCTTTTTTGCTGTGTCAAGATAAACTTTAACCATATTCTCAAAACCTTTAGGATGAGATATTTGATTTATCTTTGATTTTAATTTTTGGAACCATGGCATTTCATCTAGAATTTCTTTTGATTCCTTTGTCTCATTAAATAATTTAGTTCTATCTCCTACAATCAAGGGTACACTTTTTTGTACTGATTGTTTTACAAATTTAGCTTCATCAAGTGTAATTTCATGTAACCATGCTTTGTGAACCTTACCACTATTGTCTACAAATGAAAGATAATTTGTTCCTTTACGAACGACTTCACCAGTGATACCTTTTGCTTCTACAATATCTCCTGCATTCCATATCTTCCCTGTGAGATACATGTCACGAATAACTTCAAAGTCATTCATGTCACCCATATCCCGCTCCTCACGAATACCCATGTATTTACGAACATCACGATATAGTTTGTCTCCGTTTTTAAATCCAGATGGTAGTCCTGTCATAAATGCATCTTTATCGCCATCAGCTGCTGCTGCTCGCATTTTACTAGCACTCATACCCGTGACATCTTCAGCATCTGGATCACGATCACCGGCAGACACAACTTTTACTGAATCAAATTCATACAGGATATTACCTTTTCTATCTGGCTTACCATTGTAACGGGTGAGTAGTTCATTAAATTCCTGTACCCTATCAGAGCCAACAACCATGATTATATTTTTAAAACCGTCTGCATATAACTTAGTTGCACAATCAATTGCTGTCTTTACTGCTTTATCTGCAATGATGTTCTTTCTAAACTTCCTAAACATCTGTCTCATGTATGCAACTTTAAGAGAGTGAGGTAAAGGATTTTTCACTGGGTCCTGAGACTGTGATGGATACACACGAAAAGGATTAGAGCCTGCAACTGATGCAACTTTATTAATTAACTTCTCATGTCCAGTGGTAGGAGGATTGAATCTACCAAACGTGAACACAACCGTTTCTTTTTGTTCCGTAACTAAATCTTGAAAACTACGCATCTTTGGCAGCCCTTGCTTGTTTAACCCTGTCTAACTCTTTTTTCTTCAGCTGAACAAGTGCTTTCTTAGCAATTTTATCAATTTTTTGTCCATGTTTTGCCATAATCATCTGGTCAATCTTTACCTTCTGCTGAAGTGAGACATCATTATATTGGGGATAAAATTTATCTCTAAATTTTTGTATTGTCTGTTTTCTCGCAAGTTGGGCAAGTTTTGCAGTACTTCGTGTTTTTAATCTGGCTCTCTTTTTCTTTGCTTGAACCACCGCAGACCTAGCTATCTTAGCCATACGACGAGCTTGTTTTCTCCTCTGAGAAACACTAACAACTCTTGGAGCCTCACTAATAAACTCTGAAAATGTTTTCATTTATCCCATGCCTTTATTGCTGTGAAGTTGTTAAACGAGAACTCCATTCGGTCTACAAGTTTAACTGCTCCACCACCCACTCTATCAATAGCAACATATCCTTCTGGGTTTGTCACCTTAAATCCATTTGAAGTCTTAATAAAAGTATCTGTCAAACCCTTTACACTATTTAGTTTTTTTACGATTAGCATTTTTGCATCTACGAGTAAATTCTGAAAGGTAATAACATACTCTAGAACTTTAACATACTTTTTAAATTCACGCATCATTTCTTTTTGTGCATTTTCATACTTCTTTTTTCCTGCTGGACTTTTGGCCTTATCAATAAGTTTTTGTATATGTGCCTGCACCCAGAATGGATAACCAGCTGCATGTGACTTTGGACTTTTGATACTCTCTCCTTTTCTCACCATACTATTATTATATGTTTTGAGAGATGCACCAGCCATGTTACCTGTAAGACTATCCTGCAATGCAAGAAATCTTTTGAGTTGACCAGAATTGATCAATCGAAAAGTTCTGCCAACTTGAGACAGGATTGCAGTAACTTGTTCAGTTTCTTTATCAGTAAACGTAGCTTTACCTGATACATCTTTGTATGTTGCATCATCCATCCAGATAGAACTTGGTTTGTTAAGTTTAGATATATCCGCACCAAAAGATGCTTTCATATCTTGTAAGGCAGCACCCTTGTATGTGGTGTGCCAGACTATACCGACCTTTGCCCTAGCAAATGTTCTACCAATATCAGAATCAACAGGTGCAGCGTAAACGATAGTATTAGGCTGAAAAGTATAGTATTTCTCTCCATCAATCGTATTTGTTTCGATATCATCAGTGAACATAAGATCACCTTGAAGTACGTCTTTAATACCCAATTTTGAAAATTCTGCCAGTGCAACCTTAAATTTTGCATTCAATGTACCACTCAAATCAGCGTCAATCTCTTCGTTAGTCTTATACAGTTTTGGATTGACGTTAAACACACTCTTTTTTGCAACAAAAAATTTACCGTCTGCTGGATCAATACCAGCAAAGATTGCCGGTGCACCGTCCCATTTTACAGTCATATTCACAGAAGACCTACTAGCTCCAGCCAACATGTCACGTAATGACCGTAGAAAGTTGATAGCAGCTCGACCACCATCAACACCAAAATTTAAAATTTCATCCTCTAGGTGTTCAAGGTGCAAATTTTTTCCTGCTTTAGACTCAGATAATAATTCGGTAAAGCTAATCATTTTTATGTCCACACTGCCACAGATGCTTTTGGTGATGGAGCATCAGCTTCTATCTTTGTATTAAACTTTGAACCAGAGGAATTTGAAATAGAAATTTGAGTAAATTGTGGAAAAGGTTTTCCTTGATTTTCTTCAAACCCTGTAACTAAATGAAACTTTGCTATGTTATATGGATTATTACCACCAGACTTATATATTTCTATAACTGCAATGTAAAAATCATTTAACTCTTTTCCTTTTTCAATAAGTTCTTTAGTATTTCTTTTTGTATAATCATCTCTAGTTCCCAAGACTGTATTTTTACCATCTCTTCCACCATAAGTTATAACGAGAGGAAGTGCAGTATTTCCAAACCGCGCCTCACCTTCTAATGTTGCACTAAACGCAAAAAGTGATTCCGTTAAATCCTCATAATTTTCTACTTGTCTCTCTACTGTTTTAAGTATGGCATTTATGGCAATGTTTGCAGCAGCGTTTGCTGCAATAGAAACTACCAATTTAAATCTCTCTCTAGATACCTCACCACCAATTTTAGTTTTTGCAATACTTTTTATTTCTTTTAAAACTGTCCCTTCATCTATTAGTCCACCAGTAGGATTAGGCATATATATGGGTGGTCTTGGTCTTGCCTTCATCTTAGGTCTTTTGTTTAGTTTCTCAACTAATGAAATATTACTTTTGTGAACAGTGTTTATTTTTTTAATTAAAGGTTGTAATGCATTTAGTTGCTTTTTTATACCATCTGTTATTACCACACCTTTACCTTCAAATAACAAATTAGAATCATCAATCCCCTCTACTAATCTATTTAATCCTACTTGATTAATAATAGCATTTGCTGCTTGAAATCCTTTGTCCTTTGATATAACTCTATTGACTACACTTTGAGCAACCTTTGTTACAAACCCTTTAATTTTACCAATGGCTGTCATTGTCCATTTTTTAAATGAATTAAAACCTTGACTTACAACACCTTTAAATTTTTTTACTGTGTCACTGAAGAATCCCTCTAAAAATATATCAAATTCAGATTTAGATAAATGTGAATAATAATCTTCATCTAAAAGGTCTAACAAATTTGTTGGTAAATTTGGTGTACCCTTAATAACTTCTTTATTTAAATATGCTGAAATTTTTCCTATTCTTCCTCTATCAGCACCACCAAAAGCTTTTTTAGCAGAAACTTGATAGAAAGAGATATTTTTACCTTTATCATCTGATATAGTAATTTTACCATCTGATTCAGTTGTTGCTCTAGAAACCTGTTCTTTTTCTGGCAGAGATTTAATATCTTTCAATAAATTTAATAAATCAGATTTTTTGGCATCAAGTATCAATACAACATCTGCCGTGTTTTCTTTTGCAGCCGCAGGATGTTCAAAGGTTGATGGAGTTGCATTATAATACTGACCTATATTTTGGTGGATAAAATCCTCAAATTTACCTAATTTTGAAATGGGATATCCTATATTTGCATACCAATCAGAAAGTATTTCATCATTTCTTTTATCTTTTAATACACCAGTTGTCCAATCTTTTGCAACTTTAGAGAACTCATCACTACCTAAAATAGATTTAATTTTAGAACCTGTTAGATTTACACCAGCCATAGCAACTAAAACTACAGCAGCCTCATAGATTTGTGTTCTTTTTGTAGGAGAAGATGGTAATAACTCATCCATAGAAATCTGTACTTCTTTCTCTAAAAGAGAACGTACTTTTTCTACATAATCAACAGACCGCTGTTTTCTCGGCCTAAGTTGTTTACCGTAATCGGTGATACCCATTCAAAGTCTCCATTTGCAAATAAATGTACTCTTATTTATAAATGTGACTCGTTTGAATTTCAAGTATTATTTTAAGGCAATCGCACCAACAAAATTATGATTTCTCCAACATTGTTCTACAGTTTTAAATCCAGCAAACTCTAGCATGTCTTCAATTTCTTCCCATGTGTTAGGTTTCAACATATTACGTAAAGTACGTTCTTTAGTCATGATATCATCATAATCAAATTTTTCTTTTTTGAAATCATAATAATTAAACGTCATCATATCTTGTAATCGTGAGTTTTTACAATCAATTTTTTCTGCAAAAATAAACCCACCACCAGAATTTAGTCCTTTATAGATATCAGTGATAACTCGGCCCCTATCTTTTTTACTCATAAACTGTAAAGTAAAAACAGATGTAACCAGAGAGCAGTTTTGAAAATTATAATTACGAACATCATCATATACAAATTCAACAGATGCTAAAGGAACTTTTTGTTGAATTTGACCAACACGATTATCCAAATCTTTAAAGAAACCCTCTGCAATCTCTACACCAACATAATCTGCCTTTGGTGCATGGTCTTGATTGTATTCTACCAGAGCTTGTGTGAGTTTACCCGTCGAACAGCCGATATCAACAATAGTTGTATCATTTTCTACAAAATAACGTGAGAATGAAATGACATCACTCAGCAAGTTACTATATCCACGAATGGACCAATTAATATGTTCATCAAAACCTTCTTGCCTATGTGCAAATGTAAAATCAGCCATCTGTATTCTCCTTGTATGGTTTCAAAATATTTTCATAAACAGCTTCTGCAACAGCTTTCATCATCAGTGGTGGAACCATGCGACCCATACGTTCACTTCTCTGTTCCCATTTTCCAGTGAGAGTAAAATCATCAGGTAAAGACATGACCCTACGTGTCTCTTTCAAAGTTAGTTTCCTTTTCTCAAGAAAATGTACTGGTGCACTTGTTGCAGTTACCGTAGGTGCAGGTTTATACCGTGAGCACCTTTTTAAATTAAAGTGATGGCCTTTGGGATGATAGTCCATACCTGTCAAAACTTTATCAGGATCATCTGGCATCAACTCTACAGTTTTCCAATGTGAAGACTTGGCCATCTTTTCTACAAGCATATCCACTTCATCTTGATCATTTTCTATTCCTTCAAAAGCATCACCAACTGTTACAAACTCTTTACTCTCATCTGGAAACACACTTGAGATATTCATAAAACTAAGACCAACTTCACTTGTAACATCTTGACGAACACCAATGAAGATAACACGTTGACGAGTTTGTGGTACACCAAAACTAGCAGAGTTCAAAACTTTGGCAGATACGTCATAACCAATTTCCTCAAAAGTATTTGTAATTTTATTAAAATACTCTTTGGCTTCACCCATTGTCAAACCTTTTACGTTCTCGGCCACAATTGTTTTTGGTTGTATATCTTTGGCAATACGTAGAAACTCAAAAAACAAATCTTCAATATTCTCAACTTTCTTACCATCAGAATAGTTTTTAGTTGCACCCCAACCGTCCGAGTGTTTACCTCTAACCTCTTCCCTAATATACTTTTCACCATATAGATTTACTGATTCTGTTTTTACACCACCCCGAGCCAGAGAACCTGCAACAGAGAATGCTGAACATGGTGGACTACCATCCAAAATATCTACTTCACCAACTGATACACCAGCTGCTTCCATAAACTCTTTACCACTAATCTGTTTTATATCATCTGGTAAAATTGGTGTATCTGGAAAATTTCCACGATATGTATTTTGAGCCTCTTCAACAAATTCATTTATACACAATACTTTTCCACCAGCAAGTCTATAACCAGTTGAACTACCACCACCACCTGCAAAGGTGGAAATGACACTAAATTTATTTTGCTTTGATGCATCAACTACATCTTTTAGTTTATATGGGTAATACGCCATTCTTATTTTTCCAATCCCAGCAAACGTCCATCATTCGCTTTCTATTATTAAAGTTTATCTCCTTATTATTTAGCAGGGTTTCAAATAGCTTGTTTATACCTGCACCAAGGTGTAAATTTGTATGTGGTTTTATATTACCATAATCTTTTAGTTCTGTAAAGTCCTTTCGTATTTTTATTTTTTGTTCTGGTCTATTTAGCTCTTCCCATGTAAATTGGTAAAAATAATCCTTGACAGCTGAATCCAAATATGGTACGATGTGAATTTTGTCATGTTTCTCTACAACACGATTGTGCCATTTTAGTCCCGCTCGATTATCTGGTAGTAGATATCTATTTCTAAAGTCATCAAATGTTTCTGGTTCGTAAGTGCTCTCTGGTCTATGTCTTAGAGTGGCCAATCTACTCACACCATGATAAGCATCAGCAATCCAACCACTTAACACATATTTTTCTGTAATCTCTGGATAGACATATAGAAATGGAAACACACATTCAAAATGTGTTTTTTTAATACAGCCTAAATCTACAAGTCTATACCAATCTTCAACTATGTTTTCTGTAGGAACCTCTACTGGAGTAAACTTCCAGCCTTGTTTTTCAGAGAACTTTTCTGCAGTCTTAAAATCGTAAGACTTATTTCCTTTTAGGTGAAAACTATACGCAGTGATATTTTTGTCTGCAGCTTGAGCTGCCAGAGCAACAGACAAAGAATCAACACCACCAGACAGTAAGACGGCAACCTCACTGTCTGGTATGTTTTTCTTGATATGATCTACAAGAAGTTTTTTAATCATGCAACCATTTTTTCTTTGTACACATTCAAATCCATAGTGCCCATATCTGTATTGTGACAAGCTCGAACCATAGCAAGGTTACTGTAAACTGTTCGACCACCATTTGCATGTGCAACAATATGTGCAGCGTGAGCATCGTTCCACTTTAATTTTTTACCATCAATTGCACAACGAAAATTTTGTTCGGCCAATTTTGCCTCTTTTTCGTTTACAGTAAATGAACGATTAATATCACGTACTTCAATAATGTCCTCAAGATCACCCATTTCTCCAACTAGATATGAAATGGCAGTACTAATTTTTTTACCATCCCAAGGAGCAGCAATATATTTCTTATACATAATTTGAACCGTATAACCAGATGCATCGTGGATAATGTCAGCATAAGAACCATGTTTATTAGTAAGTTTTGAATTTGCAGTTGCATAAACCTTAAAAAATTCTTCTGCATCTAAAATATTAAAAGAACCATAAGTGTCAATCATATAAAAGTATAGGAATGACATAGCTTTAAAATCATGTTGAGTTAAACCTGTTTTATAATGTTGTTTACGATACATAGCAAGTTTACGAAGAAAATCTAAATGCTTTTTAGTTTTGGGTTTTATAGCATTAATTACTGTTTCATCTACCGACGCATCTTCATACATACTCTCTATATCTTTATCGTGAGAACCACCCAATAAGTTTCCTTTCTTAGCTACATAATAACGATAAACGATACGAGCAAATGCATGATCTTGTTTTAACCGATCATTATCAAATGATAAATATGTATAATTAGGATCACCGTTTGTCTTCCAAGTAAAATCAAACAAAGTGTTACATTCATTATCAATCTGTTTTACTGTGCGAACTGTTTCACGAACAAAATTTGCAATAGGGATATCTCCATAAGAATTTACCATCTCCATGAAATTAACATCAGTTGTCTTATTCAGTGTCCTAAAGATATGACCCTTTGTTGCAGCATCTAATTCATTATAAATATCAAATGTAAGTCTTGTATCTAAAAAATCCTTCTTTTTATCCTCAGAGAGTTCAGAGAAAAATTTTCCATCTACTTTAAATCCATCATTTAAATAATCCCACAAAGAGCGTTTACGATGGCCGCCATCAATACTCTCAAATTCATATTTGACTTTAGCTACAGCACGTCTCTGTTTACGATTTAATTTAGTAATGGTGATCGTACCAATTGAAATTCCAGATAAAAGGGAACTAATAATACCTATCCCCTTTTCATTGTTTTTAGAATAAACTGGAAGACGTTGCCCTATAGGTAAACACTCTGTCTTGTGATACAAGGTATCACGAAAATCACGAATAGTATGTTTTTTTGTCTCATACAACATTTTAATGGCCCTCCGTGGCCTTAATGGATACTGGCACCATTGCTCTCATCCATTAAAAAAAATCCTCTAGACTGCCTTGTGTCCCATACGATGAATCAATCAACCAATTCATTTTATC